GGCGGGGCTTGGGTCGGCATGGTAAGGCCCGTCTTGGTTCCGCAAGTCGCGGCGGTCATGGCTGGGCGCGGCATGGCCGGGTACGGCAAGGCCCGTCCTGGCATGGTGAGGCGGTCGTAGCTTGGCGAGGTTAGGCGGGGCGAGGCAAGGCACGGTGTGGCGTGGCGCGGTGAGGCGGTCGGGGCCGGGCGAGGTTTGGCGCGGCGAGGTGAGTCGCGGTCTGGCCGGGTGTGGTGTGGCGGTCGAGGCGCGTCATGTCGAGGCCATGCTGGGCATGGCTCGTTCAGTCAAGGCGGTCAGTAGAGAAGAGGTTTTTTGATTCGGGCGAGTGTCCCGAATCTCCTACACAACAGGGGATTATTCCCCGCATTAGGAGATCTGTTATGGCTAAGGCGAAAGGTATCTTGGAATCGATCGAAGTTGAACCCCTCAAGGTTGGGAGCGTGGATGTGATGGTAAAAGGGATCACACCTTTAATCTGCAATCGGATGGCCGGCAAGGCGATGCGAGAGTTGCTGTTCCCGAAAGGCCGGAAGACCACAGCGGAGAAACAGCAGTTGCTCAAGCACGATCCAATGAGTGAGTACCGCAACAGCATGACGCTGCGATCGGGTACTGGCCCAACCCGTATCTTGTTTCCCGCTCCAGCGGTGAAAGGTGCGATGGCAACGGCTGCCCTGGAAACCAAAGGCACCAACAAGACGCAGATAGGGCGGCTCGTCTGGGTCGATGGTTACAGCCTGGACGTGTACGGGATTCCTCAACTGCATATGAGCGTTGTGCGTTCGGCGGACATGAACAAAACCCCCGACGTTCGGACACGGGCCATTCTGCCGGAGTGGTGTATTCCGGTGACGATCCGGTACGTCAAGCCGCAGATGAGCGAGCAAGCGATCATGCAACTGCTCGCCAATGGCGGGATTATCATTGGCGTCGGGGATTTCCGGCAGGAGAAAGGCAAGGGAAACTTTGGTCAGTTTGAAGTTTCGACCAAGGCGGCTTGTAAAAAGATCCTGACGCGGGGATTGAAAGGCCAAGACGCTGCGATTAAAAGGCCGACGTGTTTTGACGCGGACACCGAGGAGTTGCTGGCATGGTTTCAGACCGAGGTGAAGGCACGCGGAAAGGATGAGTTGCTTGCGTGAGAACTGGTGGTCACGGTTTGGCGGTCATGTCAAGTCGCGGTGAGGCTGGTCATGGCTGGGGATGGCAATGCTAGGTGAGGCGGGGTATGGCGGTCGAGGCCGGGTACGGCAAGGTGCGGCAAGGCAAGGCAAGGCTTGGCGCGGTAGGGCACGGCGAGGCTCGGCAGGGCCTGGCGGGGCGAGGCGGTCGAGGCCGGGTAGGGCCTGGTGTGGCAGGGCAGGTCAAGGCCGGGCGCGGTAGGGCACGGCTGGGCGGTCGGGTCATGGCGGGGCAAGGTACGTCTAGGTTTGACGTGGCTGGGTGAGGCGGGGTCAGGTTTGGGTGAGGCGGTCGAGGTTAGGCACGTTATGGCTCGGCCGGGCGAGGCTAGGCTAGGCTCGGCATGGCGGTCGGGTCGAGACGGCACATGGCTAGGTCGGTCACGGTTTGGCGGTCTGGGCTAGGCGGTCGTCACTGCTAGGCTGGGCGTGGCGGTCAATTTTATCTTGACACAGCGTAGCCAGTAGCGTATTTTACTAGCTACAGCACAGCAATTCCCGCAACTTGTTAGCGGCAGGATTTGCAAGCAGTTTTCCATTAACCGAAGACTGCGGCGAATCGTGCCGCTTTTTTTATTGCTTTACGTTTCGCCGCAAAACGGAGCACGAAAGCAATGAAATCCCTACAAATATTACGGGAAGAACTCGGGCAGTTATTCGCAAAAGCGAAAGCCTTGGTTGCACTCGCCGAGCAGGAAGAACGTGAACTCTCGGAAGATGAGGTCGCGGAATACGACCGGATTACCGCCGAGGAAACCGGCGAAATCGCCGTCACTCAGGCCCAAATTCTACGGGCCGAGAATCACGAAGCGTTAATGAAACAATTCGCTCGTGAGAAGGCCGCGGTAGCACCTCCTCCACCTGGTTCTGAAGAGACGCCGCAAAAACAAAAAATTGTGGTTCCTTCGTCAATTCGCCGGCCAAAGAATTCCTTGTTCAAATCCGAGGAAGATGCGTACGAGTCGGGGCAATGGCTCATGGCTCATGTGCTCGGAATCGAATCGGCGGGGCAATGGTGCAAAGACCACGGGATGGAGGTGAAACAGACCCTCACGGGCTCTGGTGGTGGTAATGTTCTGGTGCCGGACATTCTCGACAATACGATCATTTCTCTGGTCGAGGAGGTAAGCGCCTTCGTCTCAAACTCCTTTCACTATCCGATGTCCAGCGACAACGCAACGGTTCCAAGGCGTACCGATGGGTTGACCGCGTACTTCCCGTCCGAGACGACCGCGACAACTGCAAGCGACGTTACGATGGACGACGTAACGCTGATTGCCCGCACGCTGTCGGCGATGACAAAATTTAGTACCGAAATCGCAGAGGATGCGGTTTTGTCTGTCGCCGATTTGCTGACACGCGAGCTTGGTGTGTGCCTTGCAACCAAAATCGACCAGTGCGGATTTTTGGGCGATGGCACATCAACGTACGGCGGCATCAAGGGGCTGATTAGCACCATTGCGGCCGGTTCCCAGGTCGAGTCAATCACCGGAAATGTCACATTCGCCACGCTTGACGCGGCAGATTTTCTGTCGATGGTCGGCAAGCTCCCGCAGTATCCTGGCATCATGCCAAAGTGGTATATCAGTCAAGCTGGCTGGGCGGCCTCTATAGCTCGTCTTGAGGAAGCGGCTGGTGGTAACACGATCCGCGATATCGAGGGCGGGTTCGGCCGGTCGTTCCTTGGTTTTCCTGTCGTTATCGCTCAGTCGATGAACTCGACATTGACGAGCCAGGCCGATGCAGAGGGTATCTGCTACTTCGGCGATCTTGGTATGGGAACTACGTTTGGTGACCGCAAGGGAATCGAACTATCCACTACCAGAGATCGTTACTGGGAGTACCGGCAAATCGGGACAATGGCGACGATGCGATTCGACATCAACGTTCACGGCGCTGGGACGGCCAGTGCAGCGGGGCCGATTATCATGTTGATTCTCGCCACCGCGTAGGTTGATTTGGCACACCAAAACGGAGCATTCCTTTTAGGAGATATTACAAATGCTTCCTGCACAAAATGTGAAATACGTTCTGGGGTCTCTTGCGTTTGAGACCATCAAGGACAATGCCTCTTTTGCAATCGAGGAACTGGACACCGCTGGCTGGGATTACCTTGAAATCATCATGGCTGTTGGTGCCACAGATATTGCGATGTCGGCACTGGCGGTCACGGAGTCCGACTCGACCGGAAGCGGTCACGCCAACGTCACCGGGTTGATTTGGGCAACGTCTGCAAATATCGACGGCGATACCAGCGCTTTGCCGACAGCGACCGATGACGACACGTTCCAAATCGCCCACGTCGATCTGCGATATCGCAAACGCTACATCGATGTGACAGCAACTATGGGGGACGGGACCGCTGGAGGATATTTCCTCTGCGTGTACCGTCTGTCTCGTGGCGATGTGGCACCCATTACAGTATCCGGCATGGGTGCGGATGAAGTATTGCGGGTGTAGCTCCCCGACATCGCGAGGTGCTGGGCGTGTCTCCACGCCCAGCCCTCGTTATTTTTGGATAGCAAAATGCAAGTTCGATTGATCAAAGACTGGCGGGGCCGGCGGGTGGGTCGCATATTCGGTGATATGCCCGATGGCCAGGCGAATGTGTTAATCAAACGAGGGTTTGCCGAAGAGGTGGCCGATGACGGCGATACAGACGGTCAGCAAAACAGTGTCGGCAACGTGGGACGCGGTAAACCTTCGAGACGCAAAAAAACATCTCGAAATCCCTGACGCGTCAACGGCCCACGATAGCTATCTCACGACGATGATAGAAGCGGCCCGGGAGATTGTCGAGGACGATACCGGGTTAGTTATTCCAACGACAACGTGCGTCCTGAATTGGGACGCATGGCCGGATGAATTTGTGTTGCCACTGCGGCCCGCAATCAGCGTTACCACGCTCAAATATTACGATACGGCTGGCGATCAGCAGACGTGGAGCAGTGCAAACTACACGCTCGACGCGGACAGAGCACAACCCACGGTTTTCTATGCGTACAACGTCACGACGCCGACAATTCGATCCATCGAAAACGCCATTGAGCTAACATGGTCGGCGGGCTATTCGTCGCAAGCGAACGTGCCTGAGAAGATCAAGCAAGCGGTGCTGGTCAAACTATCGCCGTCATCGGCCACCTCTTCGGCAAACCCTCGTTTGATTAACACATTCGCCTGGCCAT